GGATTTAGTTTTGAAGGCTTGACGCATACTGAAGTACAGAAATCGGAAGAGACAAGAAACACAACGACTGGGGCATATGAGTAACAAAATCGTAAAGATGCGTTTTTGTGTTAATGGGGCAAATCAGCAAAAAAGGATTAATAGTCAGAGAGTATTTGGCTAAATATCCTCAATCATCCATCAGGACTTTAGCACAGTTACTTATGGAGCATTATCCAACACTATTCACTAATTATAGTGCAGCCAGGACAATCTTAAGCCAACATTCTGGGAGATGGTCAAAGCTTAAAAACCCTATCAAAACAGAAAGGATTCAATCAAGAGAAAACCCATTTGGACTTCCAGAATCAAGGGCCAATGTCCGCAAGTTTGTAAAGATTGAAAATGCGACAAGAGTGCTTTGGCTTTCGGATATACACTTCCCAAACCAAGACAATGAAGCTTTAACGGCAGCTTTGCAATTTGGATTAGATAATCAGATTGATTGTATCGTTTTAGGAGGTGATATATTGGACAATGAACCATTCACCAGCCACGATGCACCGCCACCATTGTATTCTGAGATTCGCCAATGGTTTGAAATGGTTTCTGAATTTTTGGATATGCTTAATGACCGTTTTAAATGCCCTATCCACTGGATAGAGGGTAATCACGATAATTGGTATAAGCGTTACTTGATGAAAAAAGCACCAGCATTGTTTCACGACGAGTATTACACGCTATCTTCCAGGCTTAAATTAAGAGAAAAAAACATAATCTGGCACGATCAAAATGTCATTCTTATGGCTGGCAAATTACCTATGACGCACGGCCATATGATTGTCAAAGGATTTTTTAGTCCAGTGAACCCAGCAAGAGGTGTATACAATCGTATTAAGTCATCAATGCTTATTGGTCATTGCCATACGACATCAGAACATTCCGAAAGCATACTGAATCACGAACTATCAACGACCTATTCAACTGGATGCTTATGCGAACTTGCACCCGATTATGATCCGTTCAATACAAAACACAACCAGGGCTTTGCAATGATTGAGATTAAAGAAAACGGAAACTACCGAGTACATAACAAGCGTATTGACTATTTTACTAAAGAAATATACTAATGCTTGAGCTTGACATATTTCAACTAACCGATGCCCAGCTTGAAAACGAAGACGAGGGGTATGTGATGTCGGAATGTGATATTGCTCCACGATTGTTTATTCATATAGATTCATTTGGCAAGTACATTGACTACGATGGATTGGAATATACCAGTATTTATTCTGGAGGTATGGAGTTTATTTCGATGTTATCTTATGAGGAATTTAAGGTAATGTACTTTAAACACTACAGAATCACATAAATTGTGAATATTTTTTAAGTAACCCTTTTTAAATTTAAAATTTTAAATGTACATTTGTTTCAGATATGAAAATAAACGAAACAATTGAAGACATTTTGATGTATCAAAAGCACACCAGAGATTGCGACTATTATTTGTACAATCAAATCTTAAAGCTTTACGATGCCCAAAACATCACGGCCCTTGAACTTTTAAAGGCAATGAAGAACAAAACCATTCCGAGTTTTGAATCAGTAAGCCGAGCAAGGCGACAACTTCAACAAATGAGGCCTGACTTAAGAGGTTCTAATTGGATGAATAGACAAACATCGGCACAAGACAAACGCAAAAAAGAATTAGGCTATGTATAACGATGACGACAAATACCAACTAATCCAAGCCATCGTTTTTTTTATACTTGGAATGCTTGGATTACTCGCACTTATTGTTTGGGCATCACTATGAAACACGAGGAAAGCAAATTGCAGATTATGTGCGTCAAATGGTTTAGGTTTAACTACCCTAAACTTGCACGACTGTTATTTGCAGTGCCTAATGGTGGCAAACGCTCACTTATAACGGCTAAACTATTAAAAGCCGAGGGTGTATTGTCTGGCGTTGCTGACCTTATATTGCTTAAACCAACAGAACAATACCACGGTTTATGCATTGAGATGAAAATCAAGCCTAATAAACAAACAGATACTCAAAAAGAATGGCAAAAGGATGTCGAGGATAACGGATTCAAGTACATTGTTTGCTATTCATTTGAAGACTTTGAGGCCAAAATTAAAGAATATCTATGCTGACACTTCAAGACTTTGCCAATAAGCACAAAGAATGGCTTAAAATAGCGAACTATTTAGGGGCGGATTCATCCACGGCAAAGGAAATTGTTCAGCAGATGTATCTTAAAATAGGTGAATTGCAAATTAAAGAGGGGAATTTAGATAAGTTAATCAATTATTCTGGAGGCATTAATACTGTTTATGTGTTTAAGGTCATTCAAAACCTTTACTATGACTTCCACAAACGCAAAGAATATGGAGCTGACTTCACCAATTTTGAATACGAGCTTGAGCCAGTTGATGATCAAGAGCAAAAATATCAAGTTTTAATACATAAACTTAAACGAATCATTCAGGGCTTCGGTGAATATGAGCAAATGCTCCTTGAATTGTACTTTGTAAATGGTTGCAGTTTAAGAGATATCGCCAAAAGCACTGGGATTGGAGTACATTCAATATTTAATACTATAAAAAATGCCAAAGAAAAACTTAAAAAACAAACAAAAAACGATTATCGAGCATATCGAGAGTCAAGAAACACAAGAACGAGAATCATTAGGTTTGGGGGACACGATTGCGAAAGTGACAAAAGCGACTGGGATTGACAAATTAGTCAAGTTTATTGCTGGTGAGGATTGCGGATGCGAAGAGCGTAAAGAGAAGCTTAATAAATTATTCCGTTACAAGCAACCATTGTGCTTAACCGAGAATGAGTTTAACTATTTAACCGAGTTTCAAAAGGTAAACAATACAACCTTGACTAAGCAAGAAGGTGACGAGATTGCGACTATATGGAATCGTGTTTTTCAATCAAGGAAGTTTTACAGACCTTGCACTTGTAACCCTAAAGCCTGGCAAGATATGATCAATGACCTTTTAATTATACATAAGGAGTATGGCATCAATTAGCATCAGTTATTTATATGACCTTAATCCTGATCCAAAGAAATACTTTCGTGTTTGGCACGATGGTCTTATAGTTGGTCAATTTGAAAATAGACAAGAGGCAGAACTTTTAAAAAATTATTATAATGAAATCAAAAATCAAACTTATTTCGATCAAGGAAATCAAAGAGAACCCAAACAATCCTCGTAAGCTAAACAAGGATAAGTATCAAAAGCTTTTAAAATCAATACAGGATTTACCACAGATGCTTGAGTATAGGCCTATTGTGGTTAATTCGGATATGGTTGTCCTTGGGGGCAATATGAGACTAAAGGCATTAAAGGAATTGAAATACAAAGAAGTGCCTATTATTATAGCGGATGAATTAAGCGAAGACCAGCAAAAGGAATTTTTAATTAAAGATAATCTTGGGTATGGCCAGTGGGATTGGGATATGATTGCAAACGAATGGGATTTGCCTTTGCTTGAAGATTGGGGGATGGATTTACCAACAGACTTTACAACTCAAGAAGAGCTTGAAATTGATGATTTAATTGATGAACCCAAAAATAAACCTGCGACATTAAAAATTACATTTGAAAGTCCAGAACAATTGCAAAAGGCTGAAATTGATATACAAGAATTGATTGACAGAAAATACCCAAAGGCATTTTTTTCAGTTTCCGCGGGTGAAATATGAGATTAGAAAAGGCATCATACAAGGCGGTTAAATTCGCGTGTTTGAATTTTCATTATGCAAAAAGGATTCCAATGGGGGCAAATATGTCTTATGCGGTATTCAATGATGATGGTGAATTTTGTGGTGTAATTGTATATGGGTATCCAGCAACACCAACAATTGGTAAACAATTGAATTTAAGAAACGGTGAGATATTAGAATTAAGACGGGTTGCATTAAACTCAAAACAAAAGATAACATCAAAGGCCTTGGGAATTTCTATGAGGTTAATAAAAAAAGATTGTCCATCGGTTAAAATGTTAATTTCGTACTCAGATAAAGGACAAGATCATTATGGAACAATATACCAGGCTACCAATTGGATTTATTTGGGAGAATCTGAGTCAAGTGGTAATGAGTATTTTTGTAATGGTAAATGGGTTCATTCAAGGCATGGAAAAGGAAATATTAAAAGAAAGTTGGCAGGCAAAAGAAAATATGTGTATCCATTAGATAAAAAGTTAACTATGGAATATAAGTTAAAACACAAACCTTACCCAAAAAAGTTGAGCGGGGTGGTCGAATCGAACGCCGATTCTCAACTGGAGGCTGAGCGTGTTACCACTACACTAACCCCGCATAAGAATGATGCAAATATAAATAAAAAATGAGAAACCACACAAAAATTTATATGGACTATTTTGGCTATGACACAAGCGACTTCATTCCTTGCGAAGTCTGTGAGGCCAGAGCAACTGACATCCACCATATTGAAGCCAGGGGAATGGGCGGGAGAACATCAAAGGATAATATATTTAATCTGATGGCATTGTGTAGGCCTTGCCATATTGAGTACGGTGATATAACAGATTGCAAAGAAGACCTAAAAAAGATACATAAGCTTCGAATGGATATAGGTAAGATTTGAAATTGTAAAATTAAAATACTATATTTGCACTGATATGAAAGGAAAATTTATAAAAAATAAAAAATATTACCGAGATACGGTATATGAATGGAATTTGCCCACTGGTACAACTTGCCCGTTTGCTTTAGAATGTAAAGTGTCTGTTGATCGATTGACTGGCAAATTTGATATTAAAAAAGGACAGTATAGATGTTACGCCGCAAGTCCAGAAAGGTTCCCAGCGGTTAGGGAGCACAGATGGAAAAACTTTGAACTTGTTAAAAATAATATAAAACCAGATTTGCCAAAAGACTGTAAAGCTGTAAGGATACACGCTGCTGGGGATTTTTTTAACCAAGCATATTTTGACCTATGGATTGATATAGCAAAAGAAAACCCAGGTATTGAATTTTGGGCCTATACAAAGTCTATTGGTTATTGGATAAATAGAATAAATGAAATTCCAGAAAATCTTGTATTAACTGCAAGTTATGGTGGCCGCCAGGATGAATTAATAGAAAAATACAATTTAAAAAGTGTAAAAGTATACCCGTCAAAAGAGGCGGTCCCCATCGGGGTTGGGATTGATCAAAATGATGATCTTGCAAGGACGCCTAATATAAATTTTGCACTATTAGATAATATGAAAGTCAAAAAGAAATCAATATGAAAAAATTAACACCACTAACCACAAGAACCTTGGACTATCTCCAAGAGAAAAACATTAACCCAATCAAATTTTCAGAATGGCTACATTTCATCAAGACAGAGAACAAGGCGAGGTATATGACTACATTAACCCAAACCACTATAAAACACTAAACAAGGAAGTCTGGGAAATGATGGTTGACATATGGGGCAAAGATGCGTTTAAGTTACACTGTCAAATGTGTGCTTTTAAATATCGTATGCGATTAGGCAATAAACCAAACCAACCTATTGACCAAGATTTGAAAAAAGCTCAATGGTATGAAAACAAAATAAAAGAGTTATGAAAATTAAATCAGGCAAGTGGTATACTTGTATTTATATATGGCCGTCTCTTATATTAGACTATGAGGAAAACGAGGTAATAATCAACTTGTCATTCCTTATTTATTGGATTGAACTAACCATTAAATTAAAATGAACGCACTACAAAAACAACAAGAAGATAGAAAAGAGGCATTCCTAAAAATACTTGAAGGTCAACTTGGTATAATAAGCCAGGCTGCAAAAAAAATGGATTTGGATAGGACAACACCTTATAGATGGATGAGAGAAGATGAGTTGTTCGCGGAGAAGGTTCACGAGATACAAAACCTTGTGTTAGACTTTACCGAATCAAAATTGCTTGAGCTTATCAGAGATGGTAATCCAACGGCTATTATCTTTATGCTTAAAACTAAAGGTAAGGACAGAGGCTATATTGAACGCAAGGAGATTACGGGAATGAATGG